CAACAAATTGTGATAAATCTATTTTGTTGTTTGCAATAAGTTCGTTAAAAGACTCTTCGGTCCAACCACTGCACATTGATACTTGGTCAATGTTGCCTAACCAAAAAGTTAGTTTATCTTTATCAGTTACATTGCACCTCAGTTTAGCAACTAAGTTTTCTACATCACTAAACTTAGGTCTTATGTATCTGGTATTTTTATTAAACATATTTAGCCACCAATATCTCATTATTATTTATGTAAATTTTTTCTTTTGTAATGTCAGGAAACCAATTATTTGAACCACTGTTCTTATCAAATTGATATTTTCTGCTAGTAACAGTAACAGAATAATAAAAGTCACCTGTTGCGTATTTATCTTGCATAAAGTGTTTTACTTTTACAAAATCAAAAACATCTGCGAATGATTCAAAGTCATTACATTTATGTTCTTTGTACTCTACAACCTGACCATCTGACTTTTTCATTTTGTAAAATTCGTAATCAAAAGTAATCATAATTTATTCCCTTTCTGGGTGGCTTACGCCACCCCCCTTTCTATTAAAAATTTTTCCATTTTTTCAACTGTATTTATTTCTTCTTTTTGATGTTCTGGCATTCTCTCATCATCATTATTTACTGTCATAGTAAAAAAGAAAATTGGTCTTTTGTTTATTCCATCATCATCAGGACATATAATTTGTTTTTTTATTAATGAGCTAATTATTCCTTTAGCGGTGCTTTCTTCCCAACCTAATTTTTTAATCATTGGTTCTAAGCTAGTAAAAGCAAATGAGTTATCCCCATCAACATATGGCAAAAGAAGTTCTAATAATTCTTTTTCCAATTTAGTTAGTGTAGTCATTGTTTCCCTTTCTTTTTTTAATAATTAATTTTAAGTATTTCTAATGCCTCTTTTTTTGTGTCAGCAGTCATCACAAACTCGTCATCAAAATTCTCTTGTTGTTTTACAACTTGCCATGCGTCATAAAGTTTAATGACTGCATAAAACTCGCCTCTAGTGTTTGGCTTTTCAGTTCTGTAAATACCTTTTGCTATTTTTATTATTTTCATATTTTTTCCTTATAGTCAGATTATACGATTTGTAGCCAATAAAAGCAAGTACTATACAAACTATTATTTAGCAGTTTTCTGCGGTCTACAGAGCTTATTTTTTTGACAACTAGCATTTTGTTAATATTTTATTATAAATGTTGCGATTTTTGACTATTGTTATCACTATGACGAATCACAAATATTTTTTGAGTCTTTTGCAACATTACTCCAATACAACTACTCAATTGTGTTTGAGGTTCGTCTGCCTAATAACATTAGATATTATTTCCTTTATTATAGTTAGAGTACGAGTCCTGCATGGTCTAATGGATAAGGCAATTCACTATGCAGGACTCGTCAAAAGATATTTCACATTGCTTGGTTGGGTTGTCATATCAGCAATAATTTTAACAGTAACAACAATAGGGTTAATTATATGGGTAAATTTACTTGGTTAGAAATAATTGAGATTACAATTAAGATGCTATTTTGCATTGCAATACTACCTGCTAGTTATTTCTTTTTGATTATGATGATTGAAATACAAAATGTCATGGTAGGTGCAATTATTTAATGGTCTTAAGAGAGCAAGCAGAAAGAGCAAAAGGTAATTGGATAGAATTAAAATCTAAAATAAATACTAATAGAGACAAAGAGCAAAAAAAAGTTGTTGATGCTCTCAATGCTGAAAAAAATTTTAAGGTTGGCGAGGAATGGTTAAAGCATGGCATTGAATGGCAATCAAATTCATCAGCAGGACTACCAAACTTTTTATATGGCTTTCAATATTTGTTACACCCTGAATTAAAAAAATATTTAATGCACTCAGCTAATGTAAAGATGGGTCAATGGATAGGTGAGTTTGTAGAGCATTTATGGTTAAGCAAAATATCTATGAATGATGCCTTAGTATTTATAAAAGATATGGCAAAAAGATATACACCAAATGACTTTGCAACTGCTGATAATGAAAAGATGGATAAGTTTATTGAGTATGTAGAAAAATATCTTAATGAAATAATTTACCATATTAATCAAGTAGCAGGTAACAACAAAGTAGTTTTTGAACACCCAGTTAATTTATATTTACATGGATTAAATGTACCTATTACTGGTTGGTTAGATGTAGCAATATTCGACAAAGATGACGAAACAAGGTTGGTTGCTTGGATAGAAAATAAGACGAGTTACCCTAAACCAAAAGGGCATTATAAAAAAAATACAGGTGACAATAAGGTTGGTGATAGACGATGGGAAAGTCCGAGTTTCCCCCTCACTCCATCAGTCTATTATGAACCCCAAATGTCTATTTACTATAAGGCAACCAACATCTTAGGTCATCAGATACACTGCACGCCAAATGGTACACAACTGTTTAGACCTGAAGAACATGAGACATTACAAAAAGAACACTTAGAAGGTGTTTTAAAAGGTATCTATCAAAAACTAATGGTCAGGCAAAATCTCTTAAAACTTTGTAATGATGCAGAAACATTTATGAGATTAAGTGAGCCTGATTTTACAAATTGGAAAATTAAAGACTGGAATCCTGAATATAAACAATTACTGAGAGGTGTATATGACTACTGAAAAAAAACCAAAAACCAAAGCAGAGCCAAAAGTTGACAACAAAATGTTGCTTAACTTTAAAATGTTACAAGCTCAAAGCGAAATTGAGGCAGAAAAAAGCAGAGTGGCAAACTATAATGCTTACGAGTATGACAAGCTAATACCTAATATAATTAAGGTAACAAGCAGACTAAATTTAAGAATAAAGCCAACTTTTGATATGTCCTTTAATGAGGGCAAACCAGTTATTAGTTGTAAAGTTGATGTCATAAATTTAGATGTTCTTATTACAAAGAAAACCAACGAGGGTGAGCAAACTTTTTATGAAAGTGAGGTACATGGCGTTTATACAGTTGTTGGTGATTTAAGTAGAAATCCAAAGATAGAGTGCGGTCAGCTTTATACTTATGCCTATAAAAATGCACTATTAAAAATATTTAATATTAATGAGGGTAATGTTGACCCTGATACTCAAACCATACAAAAGTTAAAAAACAACAATGGTTTGAACATTAATGACAATGCAATTCCAAACTTATAAAGAAAGGATTTTATCATGAGCGATTGGGATAATATAAAACAAGGTCAGACTTTTAAGTTTGCAAAGAATGACCGCAAAGCACAAGCATTAACTGAGGGTAAGGACAATGCTGATAAGTACCCTGACTACACCACTATATTTCAGGGTGAGCCAACAACTAATGTTAAGATGCCATCGGACCTATTAGAACACATGAAGAATGATGATGGTTGGTGTCAGATGTCTATTAGGATAGATAGAGATACACAAGAGATAAGCCTAAATGTCAAAGGTAAGTATGTCTCTCAAAAGAAACAGAGTGAGGACAAACCACCCTTTTAATGATTTACGCATTAGACATATTAAACAAAGCAGGCAACCTAATTACTGGGGATAGAAAAGAGACTCATGGTGAGTTTGTTTTAAATCATCTCAACATTGCGAAACTATGGTCAGCTTATCTTGATAAGGACATCACGCCTAGTCAAGTGCTGACCATGATGAGCTTGCTGAAAATAGCCAGAACAAAATCAGGTAATTATGACCCTGATAATAGCATTGATGCTATTGGCTATCTTGCATTAGATGGTCAACTAAGAAGTAAATTAAATGATGAGGAAACTAGGAAATGAGATTGATGGGTCGTACTCAAAGATTTGTTATTGATGATTATAGAGCATTTGCATTGATAGGATTTGAGGCAAATGAGACTGGTGTTATAGCGAGACACTTTAGGATATTTTTAAAACCTTATGAGCAAAGGTTAGATAAAGAGATTAAATCTCACTGTATAAGTATTACTAGAAATTTAGAGGACGGTCATAGCTTTGATGATATAGCAGAGGACTTAACAAAAGAAAGCATTGTTGGTGCAGTTGTTCATTACATAAAAAGCAACTTAGTTGAAATAATTGCGAATGTTCAAACTGATAAAACAGTTAAGCTGAACACTGACCCATATAGGAAAATTAAATAATATGACACATATAAGAAAAGGTTTCTCGTTAAAACCTGACGAGTTTTCTAAATTGCAACACACAATAGACAAATGCAGAAAGTTAAGAAATGCACCCATTAAAGCAAAACAAGATGAGGCAATGGCTTTAATCGAGGATAGTAATTTAGATATTGATGTAAGGAAAAGACACTTGTTTACTGAAAAAGATATTTTATTTGAGTCTATGAAAATCTATTTAAAGTACTTAGAGGATAACGCTTACACAATGCCTACCAAGAAATACGCTATGTACGATGACAATTAATGTAGAAAAAATATGTCTCAGGTGCAAACAACCATTTACTGTCTATAGCAAGCAACAACTACAAAAGAAATATTGCGGTGTAGGTATTTGCGGTGATTCTGTTAGATGGAAAAAACACATAGCAAAACAAAAAAATAGCTTGATAAATATTTGACTCCATGTCAAAAATTATATGGCTACTTGTCAAAACGGAGTCAAAAAAAAATTTAGAGATGTTGAAAAATTACCAAAAAGAGCGAAAAACATTAACCTTTTGTAATCTTTTGCAACTCTT